AATTTCATCTCTTACCATACCGTCACCTGCTAATGCATAGTCACCACCATCATCTTCATATAAGAATCTGTTGTAAGGAATTTTAGAAACCTCTTTTAATTTGTTTTGGAAATAACTAACTGCTTCAGTATCTGAAAGATCTGGTCCTTCAGAGCTAAGAGTTTCGATTTCTGGTACTTCTCCATCCTTAGACGGTAACCAGTATTCTTTAGAGAATTGTAGCATTGGCTTACCATCAGTTTCTAATGTACCTGATTCGAAGTCAAAATCAACTACCTCTTTATAGTTGTTCATTAACTGAGCTAACGATTGTTTTGCTCTAGTTTTAGATTTACCACCTACAGGTATAATAAATTTCATTCTAAATGAAGCATTGGTCACTGCCCAGATTACTCTGGTGTGTTCCATAATTCTAAGTAGGTTAAATGATCTAATTAATCTTTCAACATAAGATACTCTTGATGCTGTAGAAAGAGATGAGTATGAAAGATAAATGATTTGAGAATCATATAATACTCTTTCTTTAGTAGGTTCGTCTTTGTATTGAACCCAAACTTTTTTACCATCGTCTTTATTGTAACCTGGCATTAATGTAACTGGATCAATCTCTTTGAATCCTATAATCTCTTTTTGGTCTGGGGAATAAATTATCTCAAATGATAAGTAACCATCGACTAGGAACTTTCTAAAAAAGTACCAAGCTGATTGTTCACCATTAAATCCAAAGTAGTGGTATATTTGTCTAAAATATTTGTTAAGGTCTTTTTGTACATCATCTGATACATCAAGTCCCATTATTTCAGGTTGGCAAAAGAAGTTCTTTTCATCATATACTACAGCTTCATCACAAAGTATATCTAGTATATCTTCAACTTCATCATTCATTGAGAATCTTCTCAATTCATCTCTTTTTCCAGGATAATCTGTATCAAAGAACGGTACGTTCTTTTTCATATTTATATCACCCATAGATAGTGCAGCAAATGCACCATAAATATCATCGTTGTCTAATCCAAACGGATTCATTTGGTTGTAACCAAACTGGTCTTCCATTGGGCCAATCGCTTGAGATTGTCTAAGCACCATGTCATCATAACGCATACCAAAAGAACTTAGCGTCTTCAAAGCATTGGAGAGGCTAAATGGTCTTGCGTTAGAACTAAGAGGTCCGTTTCTTTTGTCGGTAAATCCTGCCATAATATAGTATTATTTCTGTTTTATATATCTCATTTATTTAGATGGTTTCTGAAGGCTGCTCTGATCTTGCCAACTGATGAGCCATTTAGCTCTAAAAAGTCACAAAGAGCTATTCTTGCCCAGTTTTCGTATGACACTACAACTTGTTGAGATTTACGAGTTGTTGCATACTGTCTTATTGCGAAATCGAAGCCGTATCTCTTTAAAAAAGATTTAGCTCCTTGATATGATAATGATAATGGTCCTTGTGCTCTAGCGTTTTGCATTTTAGCTCCACGGTCTTGTCCGCTAATATACCCTTTATATTGCTCGTAAACAAAATCTAAGAGCTCTTCTTTTACAGGGACAGGTAACATATTAAGATTAATACCCATGTCATTGCCTGTATCAGAGCGGTTCAGCGCCAATACTACTGGGTTACTATCCCACCATTCTGCAGATATAGGGTTCTCATATCTAAACACATATATCTTACCTTGTTGGAATGGTCCTGCAGATCTAGCAACTGCCTTTTCTCTAACAGATTTTTTAGAAGTATCAAACCACTCTTCTGCAGCAGATGCTGCCCTGGCTTTACCGCCAGCGTCTTTACTTAATTGTCTTATTGTTTTCTTTACCTCTCCCATTATTTAAGTGTCTTTTCAGTTAAGACTATAAATCGCCAACCTCGGTTTTCACACCAAGCATTTGCATAGGCATATTTATCACGATTTTTAATATATGCTTCGGCTAAGAATTTATAGGAATTAAGTGCCTTCTTAGATTTAGTCTTAGGCGGGAGTGGTTTTTTAATCTGTGCCTCTGGTTTAATTTCAACCAGCCATTCCACCGGACCTTCGTCATTTTCACCTGCAGTTTTCATATAGAAGTCTGGATAGTACTTATGTTCTTTACCATCTTTTGACCATTTATACTTAATAGTTACAGGTTCACTTGACCACTTTAATACACTTTCTTTAGTATCACACATAATACAGAACTTTCTTTCCCAAGAGGAACGATAAATGATCGGCGTTGGACCGATATACTTATCTGGATTTAATGGGTTGTAATACCCCTGTACAAATCCTGAGTTGCCGCTAGGTTTTAAGTTCTTTATTGACATTAAATATTAAACATTCCGGATTCACCATCACCACCTTTAGTGTTGATGCGATCCATTGACATTGTGTTTTTATATTTCGTAGGATGTATTTTATTCCAACCCTTTGCATAACCTCTCTTTGCAATTTCTGTAAAATATGCAAATGCGTTAGTATATTTAGGGTTAAAGTTTCTCCAGTATTTAAGAAGATCTAAAATTGCAAATTGCATGCAATCATTTTTATCATCAGAATTTAAATATACTAATTTTCTAATTGCTCGTTCTGCAATAAGTATTAGCATCTTTTCAGCATCTTTTGTTAGCTTATCATCTTCTTTAGACAGTACAATCTGATTGTAAAGGTCTTTGTTATTTAAATAATTCTTTTTTCTAGGCACGTTAGTTGTTCTATTGATTACTAGTTATATGAAAAAAAGCCCATTTGTTTCGAATGGGCTTTTCTGTTATTATGTTGGTTGAGAAAGTATATTATACTGAATCTTCTGGTGCGATATTAATCTTATACTTTTCCACTCTATATGGTTTGTCTTCTACAAATACAGTTAGAATATCATTCTTACCTGCGTTTGTATATTCTATAGAATCTACTTTAATTGTAGAATCTTCTGCAAGACCTTCAACTGTAGTTTTTAATTTAGCATTTACATAACCATCTTCGATAGTTAAAGTATCTTCTTTTAGTTTTTCAATATCTTCACTAATTCTATTAATTTCAGAACTAATTAAATTGTCAGCTGCTTTAATATCTGGGAGGTTTCTATTAGCCTCAGCTAATCTACCCTTTTGGTCATATAAGAATGATAACATCTCTTTGTAAAGATTTATCTTTTCTAATTTCTCATTTGTTAATGCTGCTGCAGATTCTAAAAGATCTTTAAACTGTTCAGTAATATCTGCTCCTGTTTGTTCTTTTACATAATCTATTGCTGCATTAGTTAGCATTTTTTCAAATCTAGCTAATTTTGTAGATTCGTTTGCTCTGAATACAAATGCATTGTTTTCAGCTCTCATAGTTACTACAGTAATATCTCCTTGTTTAGCTTCAGTTACAAAATCTAAAACTTTATATGATGTAAAATTCTCAGCTGCTAATTGAAACGCTTCAATTAATTTTTTGTCTGCATATTTAATATACCCAGATGCAAAAAACATTTCAGATAGTTTATCCTCAGAGCCTAGTGGCATTTCAATATTACCAGCTTTGAAAATGTTTTTAGTTGCGTCGTATTTAAAATTAACTATTAAGCTACCAGCTTTCGCTTCGTTTATTGCAGTTTTAATAAGTTTAATTTCTTTATTAGCCTCAGTTAAAGCTCCAGACTTTTCACCTTTACCATAAGATGTTCTAAGTTCTTTTGTAGTTTCTTCTAAGAATGATAACTTTTCTGTTAAAGCTAAATAGTTATCAAAATTTTCTACAGAACCTTCTTGTATTTTAGTTACTGATGATTTAGCATTCCAATCATAGTAAAAAGAAATACCTGATTCGTTAATATCAAATATTTTACCAGCTGCTACTAAAGTTCTAAAAGTATCATTAGTTTCGTTGGTAAGTTCGATATGGCTTCCTGTAATTTTAAAATCACCTCCTGCTGCATGGAAGATATAACCTTGACCTTGCTCTAGGATTGGAGATTTAATTTCTTTGTTAAATGTATTTGTCATTATCAAATTTTTATGTTTTCTTAATGTATATATCAATCATTTTCTTCATCTAGTTTATCACCCCATGGAAAGCGCTTTGCTTTTACTTCATAGTTATCTCCAAGTAATGCACTGTTTGGAGCTCCCATGCCCGGTGTGGTTAGATTACTATTACCAATAGCAAACATTCTGTTAGCTTGTTTTCTACGTCTACTAAGGCGTTTGATTTGAGATTCTGTTGTTAATTGATTACCAAATGTTGCTAAAATTGCAGGGTCTGTAATATCCGGTGCTACTTCTGTTTTAATCCATGCAGTACCATTAGATTCCCATTTAGCAGGATCATAAGTATCATAGTAAACATTAGGCATTACCGTTGGGTCTAAGAAATCATTAGGATCTCCATAGTCTCCGACAATGGCATTGGCATAACTAGTTCTAGTGAATTTTCTATAAACATCTTCTTCAAAATCAAATGAAGGTATAAATGATGCAATTTCTAAACTAAATGTAACTTTATGATTTTGCTTGTCATCAAACGAATATTCAACAGGTCTTTCTTGTGAATAATCATCTGGCATCATATACTCGGATGTAATTCTATAAGTACCCTCTTCTAAATGTCCAGCGTCTACATGATAAAAATTAGCCTTGTACATTTTCTTTACAATAGCCTCTGTAACTTTAAAAAGATCAAGTTGACTAGATACTAATATTTCAACATCAACACCAATTGTACATGGAATCATTTCAAATTCAGCAACATAGCCTTCCATCAGGCCATCCTCATTCATCATCATATAATGACCCATATTTCTTTTATTAACTAGTTTTGAAGGATCTACTGAAAATGAACTTAAGTTAACAATACCTCTTGGTACTTTATCATAATTGCCATCTGCAAATTCTCCATTAGGATCACAGCTGTCGCCGTTAACACTAGAGAATAAAAACGCATCTTTCATGAAATTCTCATCACCTGATACAGCATAAAAGAAGGGAACATCTATTTCTGCTCTTTCATTATTACTAATTTGTCTATAAAAACTAAGTTTACCATTAAGATCTGCTAATAGACCCACAATAATGTGTCTAATAACTGAATCATCCTTATTGAATTTTAAATTATATGTAGCCATAGGTTATATATCATTCTTCTAAACAAACAAAAATGGCCAATATTTCTATTGGCCATTTTTAATTAAATTTAATTAAAGTTATGCTTCACAATTTCCAAGAGTAGGATTAGCATCTAATAGTTGATGCGCTTGCGCTGTAGTTGATCTAACAACTACATAAGTTTCAGAATCGAAAACGAGTTCTTCAGCGATCAGTAGCTCATTAGCTTCGTATGCGCTAAAACGTGTCAATTCACTTGATGTTGTTTTTAGTATGAAAACGGTACTTCCACCACATTCTGTAACCTCATAATAGAAATCTGTAGGAGTAGGATTTTCTTTATTGTCACCGTCGCTGACAGCTGTATGGTTTGTCCATGTTGCGCGAGAAGTAGAATTTAGCCATGTAACAGCTTCAGCTTCCGTAGTAAAATTTTGTCCGGTTAAATCATTTGCTGCTCCTAAAAAATCAGCATCTGCGCCTCCTCTAAAAGCTATCTTTTTTGCAGGTCCTTCAAATTGATATTCTGCTGGTAAACTACCATCCGGCTCATAGCCTGGAGTTGATACTTCACCTTCTGTAGTTATAGCTCCTGCTTCTAGACCTAATCCAACTGCTGTATAAGCAATGACCCAGTCAAAACGATCTTCGTCTGGTCCCATTATCCATTCAAATCCATTGAATTCTTGGCCTGGAACTTGGCCGTTTGAGTTCCATATCGGAGCAACGTCCTGTACTATTAAAAGTGAGTGATCAGTATAACCAGTAAAGTTATAGGTGTTGCTTGACGGTTTGTAACCGAAATGTCTTGCTGTTATTGCCATAATATTTTATATTATTATTTTATTCGTTTTATTATATATCCTCTTTAATCTATGTTTTCGATAGTAAACTTAGAAAAGCCGTTCTCTCTATATATTTGTATCTTCTTATCAAAAATCTCATGTGGCAAAACAGAGTGGTTAATAACAAACGTATTGATTTCATGTTCTTTGATTACTTGATTTAAAATCTTTAATATGTTGTAAACACCATCATGGTCTACTGAAGATAGTAACTCATCTAAGAATAATAAATTTAGTTGTGGAAATCTTAACTTTAAGATTTTAATGATTGCGATAATAACAATAAAGTCTGCTTTCTTACGCTCACCTGTCGAAAGTGTCATTGGATTAATATCTTCACCTAGGTGATTAATAATACAATTAAACTTCTCATCAAATCTAATATGGAATTGCAAGTGCATCGTTTGTGCCATTGCTGCTATATTAGTATTAAGTCCTGGTAGAATAGTTTTAACTGCAAGATTCTTTACGCCATCTTCACCTAAGATATTTTCTACAATTTCCATAAAATGATAGTCTGCGTTTAGGCCATCTTTACTTGCAGATTTAGTAGCCTCTTTTTCCTCAAACTCTGTAATAAGATTTCTTAGGTGGTCGAAGTCAGAACCTTCTGGAGTATCTTTTAATTTAACGAGTTCTCCTTTAAGTCCTCGCATTGTTACTTTGTTATCTGAGATCTGTCCTTCTAAATCTAGCTTAGCCTCTCTTGCTTCAATTACTTTGTCCTGTAATAAATCCATCTCAGCCTTAATTGATTTAATCTGATCTGTACTCGATTCTATCTTATCTGCAAATTCTACTTTCTGAGTTTTGTGCCAATCTGAAGTTAACTTAGTTTCACATGTCGGGCAATGACCACTCTCATATAGCTTTAACTTCTTATTTAGATAATCTATTTCTCTTTTAATATCACCTGCTTCTGTGCGCTTTTCATTCCATTGAGTATTAAAAGTATTCATTGCACCTTCTTCCTTCTTACGATTAGCATCAATATCTAATACCACTTCATGTAGTGCTACTAATTCATCTTTTAATTCTTGGATCTTAGATTTATTTACATTTTTAGATTCTTCTAACAGAGTATTTAGTTTACCTCTAACCGATCCAATTGAATTCATTATCTCATTTAACTCAGCGTCAAAAGCATCAATATCGAATTTAATATCTCTACGTTCGTCTTTGATTTGCTTTTGCAT